CATGCTCCGCGACATGCACGAAATCATGGGCAACTATGACGAAGCCAAGGCCATTACTCCGCTGTTTTCTCGCATGCTGGCGGCTAATAAGGGCGTCTACGGTGAGGAAGGCAACAAATTTGACGAATCGACCTTCCAGGCGCTAGGCAAGGTCATTGAAATGCGTGGCGGCACGAAGTCGCAAGACGAGATGTTCCGTCAGGCCGACTATGCGCAGCGCGTCATGAGCGGCTCGGCCGGACTGGTAACGCCGACCGACATGCTTGCGTTCGCGAAGACCGGCGGCGTCGCCGGACGGCTACTCTCGAACAAGGCGTTCTACGCAGAAGCCGCGCCGATGATTCAGGAGATGGGCGGCTCGCGCTTCGGTACCGCCTTGATGAGCGCGCACCAGAATCTTGCGATGGGCCGTGGCACGTTGCAGTCGATGAGGGAAGCATCCCGCATCGGCATCATCGATCCGAAGATGATCGAGTACACGACCATTGGTACGATCAAGCGCGTGATGCCCGGTGCCTTGAAGGATGCGGCGTTGTTCGATTCCTCGCCGTACGAATACCTGCTCAAAGACCTGATTCCGGCGATCCGTGAAAAGGGCGTCGTCGGCGCGGGCAACAAGGTAATCACGGGGAGTGCGATCACCGACGAACAGATCGTTAGTGAGCTCAACCTGCTCCTCAGTAACCGGACTGGCGCCAACGCGTTTTCGCAGATGTATCTGCAGCGCGACAAGATCGCCAAGAACGTCGGTGTGACCCAAGGCGCAATGGGCATTGACGATCTAGAAAAGGTCTACAAGGGCTCGCCAGCAGGAGCGGAAGCGGAATTCGACGCAGCGTGGACGGACTTCAAGACGCAGTTCGGCAAGACGATGCTGCCTGCGATCACGAACATGTTGCTCACTGGCGCCAATATCCTGCGCACGATTGCTGGCGCTGCCCAAACGCCTATGGTTCAGTCCGCATCCAGCTTTACCGGAGGCGTGGCGCACGCGTTCGCATGGCCGTACCGTGCGATCAGTTCGCTATTCAGTAGCAGTGCGCACGCCGAAGATAATCCGCACGCTTCCACTTCGGTGGCAGGTGCATCGTCCGGTGCCGGCGGGAACGTCCACACGACGATCAACATGGATGGCCGCAAGGTAGCGCAGGCGGTGACGCCATATATGGCTGGTCCACTTGGTTCGGGCCTCTATGTCGGCGGCATCGACAACAACGTCAGCCTTCCCATGCCGGCACTGAAATGAGCGACATCACCCTCATCCTTGGCGACTTCACGTTCCAGGACTTCGAGATCCCCGAGGAAATCGGCTTCTCCGGGGACCAGAAGCTCGCTATCAAAAAGATGCTAGGTGGCGTGCGCGACATTCAGGCGCTCGGTACTGATCCGCGACCGATCGCGTGGTCGGGGCAGTTCTTCCCGACGCAGGACGGTCAGTCGGCTCTCGATCGCGCATTGACGTTGTCGCAGATGAAGGATGCGGGGCAACCTCTCACGCTGTCGTGGGATGAGTTGTACCTGACGGTCTACATCCGGAGCTTCGAGCCAGATTACCGGTTCGCGCGCATCCCGTACAAGATCGTGCTGGAGGTGCTGCAAGACCTCACAGCACCGGTGTATGCCGACGCCGATCCGGATGCCGACGACGTCATCAACGGCGATCTTGACTCGTCGAACACGTTGACGTCGAGCATTGGCGACAGCACGCTGTCGGGCCTGATGGGCACCGTCTCGAGCGCGGTCAGTTCGGTATCGACATTCGTCGGCGCGGCGCAGAGCACGGTTGCATCAGTGCTTCAGCCGCTGAACGCCGCGGCGCAGCGCGTCATGTCGCTGGTTGCCTCAACAGACTCGACGCTGGCAAGCGTAGGTGTGCCAGCAGGTGTGCTGCCCGGTGTGCCGCTTGCGACCAACGTCGCGGTTTTTACGGCACAACTGAACGCGTCAAACCTGCAACCGCAACTGCTTCAACTGACAGGGCTGCTTGGCCGCATGGCGACGAACCTCGGGCAGGTGAATTCGAGCGTGCGCACGGTCACGGTGGGGGGCGGAAACCTCTTCGATATCGCGTCGAAGGAATACGGCGATCCGACGGCCTGGACGCAGATCGCGAACGCTAACAACCTGACCGACCCGACACTGTCGGGCATCTCGACTCTCGTTATCCCGCCGTACAACAACGGCACCAGCGGCGGCATCCTCTCGGCATAACCCATGACAGCATTCCTGAGTCCGACCGGGCGTCAACCGCGCGGCGCGGTGAAGGTCAATGGCGAGCTGATCACGGGGTGGATCGATCTTGAGGTGACGAACAACTCGTATTATTCGGCCGATACCTTTCGCTGCAAGTTCTCCGGCGCGCTGCTGCCGACGGACCGCAACGTGAACTGGTTCAGCGAGCAGCAGGACATGTTCATCGAACTGTTCATCGGGTTCCCGTCGAATCCAGCTTCGTTCGTACCGTCCGACCTGGAAAGCTTTATCTACGGGCAGACCGACCACATCACGGTGGACCCGGTTGCGTACACGATCGAGGTGGATGGCCGCGACCTCACGCGGGTCTTCATCGATACCAAGACCACGCAGAAATGGCCAAACCAGACGTCGAGCCAGATCGCGACCGCACTCGCGCAGGCGCATGGCCTGAACACGTCGATCACCACGACCACGACGAAGGTCGGGAAGTACTACGAGATCGACCACGTGAATATGGCCGACGAACGGTCGGAGTGGGACATCCTGACCTACTTAGCGGACCTTGAAGGCTTCAAGGTGTGGGTGCGCGGCCAGACGCTGTATTTCCAGCCGGCACCGAACCCGTCGACCACTCAGCCCTATCAGATCGTCTACCAGGTCGCGACGACGAGTGGCGGCCCGAAGGCCAATTTCGAGGCAGCCAGATTCACGCGCGCATTGACAGTGTCCCGCGGCATACAGGTGAAGATCCGTTCGTGGAACAAGAAGTTTGCGAAGGGTTTCACGGTCTCCTACCCGTCGAACGTGAAAACGATCAAGGTCGGTTCTTCGACCATCGGCGCAGGCGCGCAGATCTACTCGAAGACCATTCCTAACCTGACGCAGGACCAGGCGCTGCAGCGGGCGCAGAACTGGTACCAGCAGATCGTGGCGCACGAAATGAAAATCGAGGGCCTCGCGCTGCCAGGTGACAACAACGTCGACACGACATCGATCATCCAGTTGAGCGGCACCGGCACGGCATTCGATCAACTGTATTACCCCGACAGCATCGCGCGGACGCTCAACTTCGATAGTGGGTACGAGATGACGATCGAAGCCAAGAACCACGCGCCTGATTCGACGGTGATCGTATGAGCATGGCCAAGTTTGCCAATGCGGTCCGGCAGCAAGCCAGCATGGCCGACAGTCACCTGTCGTGGCCGATGCTCGCGACGATCAGCAGTTATGACGCGTCAAATCACGCGGTGAAGGTGACCGTCGAGCCGACGGACCCCGGCGACGAGCCGACCGAGTCGAACTGGATGCCGCTCGGCGCGATCGGGATCGGCAACGGCTGGGGAGTGGCCGTCGGGCCGCAGATCGGCGATCAGGTGATGGCTGTGTTCGAGCACGGCGACTTCTCGTCGGGGACCATCGTCGCGCGCATCTTTTCGGTCGCGCAGAAAGCGCCAGCAGTTCCATCTGGCGAGATATGGGCGCTTCATTCGACCGGCTCGTTCATCAAGATGGTTACGAGTGGCGACATCGACGTGAATACCGCCGGGAACCTGAACGCCACAGTGACAGGAAACCTGGCCGTCACGGTCGGCGGAAACATGAGCGCGAGTGTCACGGGCAACGCCAGCATCACGGCGCAGGTCGCCTCAATCGTTGCGCAGGTTTCTGCGGCCATCACCGCGCCGATTATCAACCTGGGTTCGACCGGCCAGAGCCTGCTCAACCTCGTCACATCGGCAATGGTCGCGTTCTTCAATACCCACACCCACACGTCCGAGACACCCGGAACGCCCACTGGCGTGCCCAACCAGGCCATGGGCAGCGGTCAACTCACGAGCACGATCAAAGGCGGCTGATGGTGGACATCTTTCACTACTACGGCAACGACCTCGTTGCGTCGCCGTCGGGCGATCTCATGCTCGCCGATCAACCGACTACCGGAACGCAGCGCGTCTACCGGCGCCTGCTGACCAACCCGGCACTGTCGGATTCAGCGGGCAACCCGATTGCGTCCGCCGATTACACGTGGCACCCGGATTACGGTGCCGGCGTCCCGCGCAAGGTTGGTTCGCCCGGCAACGTGCCTGCGACGCGCTCGCTGATCAAAAGCCAGATGTTGCTCGAGTCTGCTGTTGCGCCGTCGCCCGCGCCAGTCATCAACCTGACGCAGACGAATAACGCGGTCAGCGCCGTTATCCAGTACACCAACGCGAATACGGCCACGCCGCAGTTCGTCCAGTTCGATACCTCTCAAGAGCCCTGAATGGCGAACCTCAGCACACAGTCGTTCGGCGCGATCGTCTCGAATTTCGCGACGGCCGTCCAGGGGTCCGCCACGTCCCTCATCGATTTCTCGGTGGGGTCGGTGCTGCTAGCCATCGGCGAGGCCATGGGGGGTACCGCACTCTGGCTGCAAGGCCTGATTCTGCAGGTGGCCGCACTCACGCGCGCAGCGACGTCGAGCGGTACCGATCTCGATTCGTGGCTCGCACAATTTGGATTCGCCCGCGAGCCGGCAGTTGCGGCCATCACGCAGGAGACGTTTGGGCGGTTCACGCCGACGAATGCGGCACTCGTTCCCGTTGGTGCGAACGTCAACACTAATGACGGGACGGTCATATTCACCGTCATAGCCGACTCGACCAACGCTGCGTACAGCGCGAGCCAGAACGGCTACGTACTGCCAGCCGGGCAGGCGAGCGTCAACGTCACTGTGCAATGCACCGTGGCCGGCACGGTCGGCAATGTAGCGGCCGGCGCGCTGAACACACTCGGCACAGCGATCTCCGGTATCGACTTTGTCACCAATGGCGCAAACGTTCAGAACGGCATTGCTGCCGAGTCAGATCCGGCGGTCCGCGCGCGCTTTGTCCTGTGGGTGGCCGGTCTGGGTGGAGCGACGCTGATCGCCGTGCAGGCGGCCATCGCTGGCGTGCAGCAGAACATGACCGGCATCATCGTTGAGAACCAGCAGTACGGTGGCCAAACCCAGAATGGGTTCTTCACGGTGGTTGCGAACGACGGCAGCAACGAACTTACCGAGACGGAACAGACGAACGTCGAGAATGCGATCGAGAACGTTCGCCCGCTGACTGTCAGTTACAGCGTGCACGGGCCGGAACCTGAAACCGTCACCGTCTCAATGAGCATTACCGTCGGCGCTGGCTATGTACTGGCGGCCGTGGAAGCGCTGGTTCAGGCCGCGCTGATCGCCTACATCAACAGCATCGCCACGACTGCAGCGGGTGCCACGCTGCCGTACACGAGCCTGGCAGCTCAGGCGTATGGAGTAGCCGGCGTAACGAACGTCACGGGCGTGCTGCTCAATGGCGGGACGGCCGACCTCACGATCGCGTACCAGTTCGTGCTTGAGGCAACGACCGGCACGGTAACGGTGAACTGATATGGCGACTGGCGACCAATCTGATATTACCTCGCGCCTCCAGACTTACCTGCCGAGCGGCTGGTTCGGTGACTGGAGCGAAGCGCCGCTCATAGGTGGTGTGATCGCTGGCATCGCCTCGGTTTTCGCGGTGACGTACACGCTGATCATGTTCTTCTGGGCGCAGACACGCCTGGGAACATCGAGCGGCGGATGGATAGACCTGTGGGCGGCTGACTTCTTCGGCGGCAACCTGCC